CACTGCCGTCGGGTCGCGGGTTGGATTACTCGCCGTGATCGCGAGCCGTCCTATCTTCGATTTTCCGCCGTTGGGCTCGCTTCCGGGTCCACTTGTCCCCCATCGTCGGCCAGGACAGAGAGTCCAGACCTAGAGAGGGGTCAATGCGGGTCCCGGTAACGAGCCGCTTCGTGTCAGAGGACCCGCAGATGGTGCAGATTGCCGGCGCTGGGCCGTCTGCCTCTACGAGATCCTCAAATTCTTGTGTGCATGCACCGCACTGGAAGTCAAACATCCGCAGGGACATCAGACTTCCTCGCCGGTCATTTCGTCGGCCGTGGCCGCTGCCGAGGCGGCCTCGATGACATTGGCGTAGTTCAGGATGGACGAGACCCCCTGGACCACTCCCCGCAGGAAGTAGAACTCCTCGGGCGTCTTGCACGAGAGGAAGGCATTGGCCTTGAACTCGTCGATGCGCGCCTGGGTGTCCCGGACCAAGGTGGCCCAGCCCGGGCTCGCCAGCATGTCCTTGGCGGCCTCAATCTCTGCTTTTTCTGCTTCCGTCATGATCCCCTCCCCAGGGTCGTGTTACGAATTCTGTAGTCTGTTCGCTTCCTGCTGGACCTGCTGGAGGTCGATCTGGGCCTGGATGGCCTTGATCGCCGTGTCCATAGCCCGCATCTTCGTGGCGGCCCAGCTGATCTTGTTCTGCTCCTCGAAGGCGGCCACTTCCCGCAGGTTGATGGCTTTGTCCATCGCGTCGTTCTGTAGCTCGTCGTCGATGAATTCCGCTTCGATGTCCGTTTTCTTGGCGCGGGCCTTGGCGAACTCGGCATCTGCCATAGCCTTCTGGGCCTTGGCCTCCAACTCGGCCACCGTGGCCTCTATGCCCCGCTTCTCCATCGCCTTCTGCTCCGCAGCGGCCGCCGCGGCCTCCGGGTTCTCGGGCGGGTTGATGAACTCATCCACCGCCTGAAGGATCGCCCCCTTGTGGGGGGAGGAGGAATTGTCGAAGATGGCCTTGAGGATCGCGTAGAAAGGCTTCGACTCCTGCGGCACGAGGCCCAGGACCTGGGTCATCTGCTGCTGTTCAAACTCCCGGGCCATGATCCCGAGGGTGCCCTTGATGGAAACCTCGTAGTCCTGGGGGAACTCGGTGGGCTCGAACTGTACGTACCGCCAGTAGATCTTCTGCACCAGCGGACGCATGAAGCCCCGCTCGATGTTCTGCATGGCGCGCCGCGCGCGCTTGAGGAAGGCGGCCCCATTGAGGGCCGTGTTGGTGGCCCCCGACGTGGTGGGCGAGTAGGCCGAGGCCGGGTCCATCGCGCCCGTGGCGGTGCCCACGTTGCGCTCGAAGTCATTGGCAACCTCGAACAGGGCCGGGTTGAGGTTGCCGTAGGTGAACGGCTGGAGGACCTCAGACGGGGAACCGGAGGTCGGCCAGAACTTGCCGGGCCATACGCCCAGGTTCAGGCCCCGCGGGAGGCGGGTAACGTCACCGGCCATCATCGGGTGGGCCACGAGACCCAGGGCGTCCTGGCGGGCGCGCACGGTGCCGTCAAGTCCCTTCTGCGAGTGGTATGCCTTCTCGGGCACGCCGCGGCCCCAGAAGTACCCGGGGATGGTGTCGTGCTGGTAGGCGATGATGGAGCGGTCCTCCATCCAGAAGGGGCTCCGCTTTGCCTCGATCACGATGCTGTCGTTCGCGATGGTGACGATGGCCTCAACCATTTCGTCCTCATCCGGGTCCAGGCCCTCGGTGAGCTTGGCATGCTCCTCCTCGGTCATGTCCTTGGCGTACCGCAGGAGCAGGGAAGCCGGGACCAGCCCGTGCCACTCAAGGATTCTGACCCCGTCCTGCACCGGGAGGGCGAAATTGGCCTCGACCGAGCGCAGGTTCGGGTCCGACGTGTAGGCCCCGACCGGGGTCTTGAAATACTTGCCGTCCCGCTGCTTCTGCTTGATGGTGTGCAGGGGCAACTCCGTCTCGTGCCCGCAGCCGAGCATTTCCTCGATGTCGTCCGTGGACGGGTCCGGGATGAACTCGTAGGGCTCCAGGGGGATCACTTCGACGTGAACCTGGACAACTTCCCGGACTTCCGGCCCGGCGTCTCCCTTGACGATCTTCTTGGCCTTCTTCTCGAAGGTGTTGACCTTGCCGATGCCCGTGCCATAGACGGTGCCGAGAAGGATGGCCTTGGCGACCGCGGACGGGACCTTGTCCCGCTCCATGCGCTCGCGAAGGCGGTCCCGGGACCGGATGGCCTCGTCCCGCTCCTTGGGGTCCTGGGCCTCCTCCAGATCCTCGCCCAACTCGAACCACTGCTCGCGCCCGAACATGGCCTCCTCGATCTCGGCCACCGTGGTCTCGACCGCCTGCATGGTGGCCGGGGACATCAACTGCGACCGCTCGCTCTTGCGCTGGCGGTCCGTCGGGTCATACTTCATCCGCCAGATGCGGTAATACTCGTTCCACTTGTCCTTGTGGTTCGTGTCCCGGTGCTGCCGCCAGGGCACGATGCGGGCCATGATCCAACCGACCAGACCCCCGGTGTCCGAGGCAGGCGTGTTATTTTCCGGGAGTTGCGGGAGCATGGGCGGTGTCAGTATCCTGCTATGGGATCTAGGAGTTCGATGCCCTGTTGGCCCGAGAACTCGTCCATGTACACGGTGGTCGCCATCTGGTCCACGTAGGACAGGGCGTCCAAGAGGTCGTCGTGAGTGCGGGAATCAGGAAAGTCCAAGGCCTGCTCCACGAGCTTGTCGTAGTAGGGGCCCGGGCTAAACAAGAGCTTTCCCTTTTCTCCGCGACCCTGGAGGGACCACTGAATCCGGTCCAGCTTCCGCTGGTTGCCGTGGCTCAGGGGGACAATATCGAGCCAGCGGCTGTACTGGCGCATGAGGTCGGTCAGGTAAGGCATGACCGCATCGAAGGCCATGCCCTTTTCGATGCCGACCCGCATGGTCTGTACGCTCTTGGCCGCGGAGAAGATCCGGAGAGCCGTCTCCCTGACTTCCCATCGGCCGTGGATGATCTCCTTGGTCCACCACCCGTCCGGGGTCACTTTGGTGACCGCGATGGCGCTTTCGTCGCGCCGGGCGTAGTCCTTGGAGCGCGCGGATGCCTTGGAGAATCCCGCGAGGTCCGCCGTTATGACCCAGGAGCCCTCCGCGGGCTCGTGCGGCCAGATGATGAAGTGCTCGTCCTTGAATACCGTGCCCGAGTTGGACACGAAGGACGCTTTTAGCTCCTGTGCCACCAGCTGGGCCGACATCGTCCGGGACATCGAGGCAATCTCGGACTCGGCGATAAACGGGTTGGCCGAGGAGGAGAACGTGAACGCGGCGTACTCGCCGGTCGTGTCCTCCATCGCCGTCAGATAGAGCAGGTAGAAGTGGTTCTTGCCCTTCGGGGTTCCGATGAACAGCGCCCCACCCTGGCAGATCGAAAGGGCGGGCCGGCAGACCTCGTCGAACACTTCCCCGCCCATGTCCTTGTACTCGTCAAGGATGGCGAAGGACCATGTGAATCCACGCAGCGAGTCCGGGTTATCCGCGCCCAGGAGGCGCAGCCGGCGGCCGTTCGGGAACACGATAAGGCCCGTATTCTCGTAGATCAGGCACCCCAGGCCCTCCACCGCAGCCTTGAGCCGGGGCCAGACGACCTTCTTGCCCTGCTCAAACGTCGGGTAGATGTACGCGACTTCGTGGGCCGTGGTGAGCGGCACGCCGCCCCAGGACACGTCCCGCAGGGTCTCGGTGATCGCCATAGCGACGGCGAGGTGCGTCTTGCCGCTCTGGCGGCCCGCCGGGACCACTTTGAAGCGGGCCGGCGAGTTGTAGACCTCCGCCTGCTTGGGGTGGAGGGAGAACGTCAGTTCCATTCACCCCTCCCCAGGGGACCCCGAGGGGCCTTAGACGATGTCGTACTGGGGCGCGAGACGCAGGACCACGATTGCCAGCTTCTGGGTTGCCAGATTGACCGCACCGGCCGTGTTGTTCAGGAGCGTGACCTCGACCACATTGGCCGCCGTGACGTGGCCCACGAGGACGGCATCCACCGTGTCAATGCCCGCGCCCACCATGACCATGTCACCCAGGGCGGCACCCGGGACGGCCAGCGCGCCCGAACCGGCGAAGGTGCCCGAGCCCGTGGCTGCGTTGGCGAAATCGACGTTGAACGAGCCCGCACCCACAACCTCAAAGAGGTCCTGGAACTGGAGACGACCTGCGACTTGGATAGCCATGAATCAGCCCACCCGAGAGAACAGCTTGCCGAGAGCGCCCGCAACCACCGAATAGATGGCCGGGGAGAAGTAGCCGAGGGCGAAGGCCGCCACGAAGCCGATAATCAATTCCATACGTATTTCCTTAATAACCGTTATTTGAATCAGTGGTCTGGCGGGTGTGGATGCCCTGTGCGGCGTCGATCCTCGCGTCAAGGCGCTGCTGGCGGTTCTGGCCGCCGCGGCCGACAGGAAGCATCTCGTCCTTCCGGTCATCGCCCGGAGTGGCCTTGGCCGCCATCGCGTCCTTGATGGACTGGATGAGGCCCTTGGAACTGGATCTCGGGACCTTCTTGTCAGACATTGCGCTTGCCCGGGCCTTCGTTCTTCGTCACCGGGGCCGAGGGACTCTGGATCGGCTGGGGCGGGGTCATGGAGCACTTCAGGTACTCAAGACCACTCGACTTCGCGGTGAGGGTTGCGACCTGATTCGGAACGCTGTCCGTGCACTGCTTGGAATTCATGGTTCTGTCCTACTCGGTTGGGGTGGCGTCGATGATCTGGGTGGGGCGGCCTGCCGTCACCGTTTTGGCGGCTCCGGTGAGGTTCTGGATGATGATCTTGATGTCCTTGCCCGATTCCCCCTCGTCCGGGGCGTCCTTCGGGGTCGTCAGGACCTTGTCCACGAGGAGGGAGAGCATCTTCTCGTTCCCCTCCAAAGCCATTTCGATGGCCTTCTGGAGCAATTTCCGGGCCTGCGGGGCCATATCCGACCGCAGCTGCTCCTCGACGAGGAGGCGGGCCAGGGTGATGCGATTTCGGGCCCCTTTCGGCCGTCCGTTCGGGTTTCCCGAGGCCCCGACGGGGAAAGTACCGTCCGGGTTCCGCCCCGAGACCACCGGGAGGGTGGATTCGGGGGCCTCTAGCGGCCCCTCAACCAGTTCAGGAGATTCCTGAGGGCGCTTGCGGCCCTTGTCCTTACCCCGCGTAGCCAAGCAATCACCCCACGCGGAGATTCTGCGGGGGGAGTGGAGGCGCTCCGATGGTGACGGCCAACGGGTTCGTCCAGTCGGACCGCTCGCCGCCCACCGCCAGGGTGGCCATGCGGATGTAGCTCGTGCCGAACCCCACGCCGAGATCCTTGAGCGGGAGACCGTACTCGCCGTTCACGCTCCAGGTAGCGGGGATGGCCACAAGCGTCTTGCCCGTGGGGCCAGTGATCTCCGCCTCAAACCCGGCGTACTGGGCCGCCGTAAAAGGCGAGCCATCCACGTTCGTCTGCGGGTTCGTCCAGAAAAGGGCAGTCGGGTTCGCCATCAGTCCTCCCAGAAAGAGAAAAACGGCCCCGAGGGAGCCCCGGGGCCGGGGGGTTCAGGGCCAGGAGGGGGAGGACACCCACCCCGCACCCCCAAACGCAAAGTGGGGGCTTTGCAAAGCGGACTCCCGTAGGTGTCCTTATTGCCCCTCTTTTAACCGTTCGGCTCAATAGAGCCTCCCGGTGTGTCCTCCAATCGAAGCTAGACCGAAACCTTGGCCTTCTTGGCCGGCTTGACTACCGAATCAAGAACCACCGTCTCCGGCTCTAGAACAGCGGGCGGCTCGGGCGGCGCGGGCCGAGGTGCGTCCCGGACAGCCACCCAGGCGACCCATGCATCGTGCACGGACGACTCCACCCGGGCCTGCCATTCGAGGGCCGACTCGCGGAAACCGCGCTCGGGGATGGCGTACTCAAAGAACGGCACCGGGTTCATGTGAAACCGGGCCCGGAGCACGCGCAGGTCACCCTCGCTCTCGATGGTAACTTCGTGATGCTTGGTCAAACGATCCCGCAGGAGAGCCATGACATGGCCGTTCTGCTGGGCATACTCGAAGAAAGTAAAACGGCCCATCTAGTCCTCCCCAGGACAGGTTATTACCTGAACATCAATTCTAATACGAACCCATAGATATGTCAAGTTGCTTGAGGGCCCGGGCCTCCTGGAGATCCTCCAGCCCGCGCCGGTTCCGGGCGAAGTGGTCGAGCAACGGCTGGGGATGCTGACGGGGAGGACCGATCTTTGCTCTACGGGTAGCAGCTTCCTGGGCCAGGACAGCATAATGGGCCCGAAGGTTATCGGTGGGCATGGATGTACCGCAGGAAAATTGATTGATGGGGTAAGGCGAGGGGCTCTAGCCCCGAGCCGGGGAGCATCGGTCGCCATCGGCTCCCTGCCCCGGCTCTCTATCGCCCCTCGCTTCCCAAAAAAGCGAGGGAATCTATCGGCCCCCCACCCGGCTCGTTACCGACCCGGGAGCCCCCCAGTCCCTGGTGGGCCCGTTTAAGACAAAGTGTGAGCGTGAGTTAATATTCTCTTACAGTACGGGAAACCTGTCAAGCGATATCTATCACCCGTCTCACCTAGTGAACCATAACCATCCCCGGGAACAGTATCCCTACCGATGTTACCCCCGTATAGCTCCGTTCCAGTAAACTCGCTATACATC